AGTGGCCGAGTCACCTATTACTAATGCACCACCTGATGTGAAGTATCCAGTATTGGTGTTAGTGGAAGTTGTCGTTGAATTCCATGTTGCAGTAAGAGTGCTGACATCTTTTGTAGCGTATTTTAAATAATAAAATTGCCTTGCGTATGCTTCCTTTAACTTGGCTTCCACAGATGTATCTATTGTAGACTGTATGTCACTCCTGTTGTTGAAAGTAAAAGTAAACTGTTGTGTTGATTCTTCCCTGTAAAGTATTCCATCCTCTGCAAACACACTGACGTTTGAATAAGCACCTGTTGGATCTAAAATTTCTTTGGCTCTGCTTATGCCTGAGGCTGACCTGTTTACGGATCTCACTTTAACAATCTCCTGTGATGCAGACAAGGGAACCACTTGGTAGTCCTCAGCGGTTATCATCCTGTTCTGTGAATAATAAACCTGCGATGCTTTTTCCTTAATTGATTCGTTGGATTCTGTCGCCGCTGAATTGTAGACACTTGCCTTTAAACTTATACTCAAGGTTAACGACTGCTGAGCACCGTTGGCATCAGTATAAGGCACGGTCAACTGTACATTCTGCATGTCGGCTGGTTGTATAGCAAACTTGGCATTGTCGCTGACCCTATAGTAGGTCCTGAAACTGCCTAGTGGTATGTTCGAGAAGTTGCCATCACCAAATACAAAGTCTATAGCGTCGTTATTCTTAGTCACTACATTGTAGGTATTTCGCTCCGCTTTGGACAATGAATTATAAATTGCATTGTTTCCAGCTAATGACGGAACCTTAGACCACAAGTTCAATATCTGTCCAAACTGATCTAATTTGTATAGCCAAATATCCGAGTCGTTAATATTTGTTGTTTCTAAACTTTTTACGTAGTTTGTTACTGATGTATCAACAGTAAAGTCTGTTTGCTCTAATGTTCCTTGTTTAAAAAGAAAAAAGAATCCTGTGTTGTTTGAACTGTCACCAGCACCGTCTGTTCTGTATGTGTATGTCAGTCCTGTTCCTGGCACAGGTGATGACTCATATATAGAATCTGAATCTGTGATAGTGCTTGAAACAATCTCAAAATTTCTGCTTATGCCTCCGACACCTTTAGTAAAATTAAATACAGGCAGATCCAACTGGTTAGAACTTAATGTGTAGACTTCCGTGTTTATGCCGCCTATTTTCCCAGACTCTCTTGGATTGCCAAACAGTTGTCCGGTTTGGTTTGCCGCATTCAAAATAGCAGTAAACTGCTCTCTGTAGTTGGCGTTTGCGGAATCATTCCATATGATATTTGAATTTGCTAAATTCGTTCCAGAACTGTCTAGCACATCTTGTGATGTGGATATACTATCTATCTTCAATAGTCCTGTTGCAGGTTTGTTTCTCTTGGCATTGTAGTTGATTAGCCGTGCTAATCTTAATACTGAATTTCTTCTTTCCGCAGTTTCAAGGAAATTCTCCCTAGCGTTTAAATCAACCCTAAAAGATAGGGCCTGCGATATGTATGCTATCAGATCTATAAGTGCCACGTACTCCGAACTCTCTACAAAATCGTTGAAATCGTCTGGGTAGTTCTCACGGAGATAGGCAACCATAGTCCTTCTCAGTGTCTCAAAATCGTAAGATTTGAAATCCGCCTGTTGGAATGCCTGGTAGATCTTTCTCCAATCTTCCGCTACTAGTAATCTGTTCTGTCTATCTGTTGTGGCCATTGTGTATACAACGGTATTTATGTGTTAGGAAATGTGCGTATATTAAGATAGACGCAATAGTGAGTTTTCGTCAAAATTGAATCTCAATTTCTCTGTAATGTTAAGCGGAACATATGTAATAGTGGCCTGTATGGCTATGCCCTTGTCCGCTTCTGTTACCAATATCTCTTCTGTTGCAATACGTGGATCAGCATTAAGATTGGCAGTAACATCCTCAACAATGGCGTCTTTAAGTTGTTCTGTGAATGGTTCGAATATGGCATCATATATTATAGTGCCGAATTCAGGGTTCTCGACCCTCTCGCCCTTACGTATGCTTAATCTGTTGATGAGGTCCTGCTTGGCAACCTCAAAGTCATACAGTTTGAAGTTCTTCTTGTCGGCACGTGAACTGAAACCCTTGAAGGTTACAGACTTGTTTGATAAGCCACCTGCTCCTGAACCTGATCCTGAATCTCCGTATGCCATATACTATATTTACGCTATGTCGTCTCGCTCTCTGCCACCCGCCGGTCTTGTGTAAGGCTCATGTGTCACAAAGCCTCCTACAGTTGTTTTTACCTTAACTTTCTCGTAGTTTGGTTTTCCGTTTAAAATAGGTTGTTGTGCAATAACATCTTGTTTTTTTGTTTCCTGTATTCCGACTTTTACGCTAGTTGGTTTTAACCAACCAGGTCCCATGTTAGATCTTGGACCAACTGAATTTAGATGAACCTGACTACCACTCGCTAGATCGATCCTACCGTCTGCACTGTGGAACTGTATACCTTTGGTGTGGGAAGTTATACCATCCCTAGCAAAGTTCCTTACACTGCCTTTCTGTGAGGCACTTAATATTCCAGACTCACCCATAACGTAAACATATTTCTCTGCGTTGAGCACTAAGTTCTCTTCAGCGGTGAATTTAATTTTCTTTCCTGCATGGAAGTTTATATTATCATCTGCGTGTAGATTAAAATCTCCCTCTGCCCGTATGTCTATTCCCTTGTCTGAATATATGCTGATCTTTCCATTCTTGTCCATCTCTATAAATGCCTTGCCTGATCCGTTTGCAAGATAAACAACACCTTCGGTGTCGTGCATCAATAATTGATGACCTGATGCCGTCCTTAATCTTGTAAGTTGATTGTTTCCTTCCACATCTCCATCGTCAAGCACAAAGGTGTGTCCTATTTTCCTTGCTACATAGTCTTGTCGTTGCGAGTTTTTGACTCCAACCAATTGCCTGGTCGAATCTGTGTCCTTAGGGCCAGGTGTGCTTATGCCAAACACATTACTCGGAGTTTCCCTTCTAGCAGAACTAGTAGTGGTACCTCTAATCTCATCACCCGATAGTCCTTGATCGGCAAGTACATTAGCAAATGGATGGATAGGTTTATTAATATTATCATAATTGGTTGCGGGATTGATTCCAGCACTTGTTCTGTTTACTTCTCCCGCCGGTACATTTTTTGTTCCATACGTTGATTGCTTGTCTTTTTGGAAACCTGCATCCGGACCAGTGAATGTCCCATCCAAACTGTCATGTGTTTTTGTGCTGGCCGCTATACCTGGCACCATATGGTTGGTAACAGGATCTTGTAAACAACCTATCCAGAATGCCTGTTCTAATTTGCCTTCTGCAAATATCACAAGCACCCTAGTACCAATGTCGGGTGGCACTGCCCAGAAACCATAACTGTGTTGACTGTCTTGGTATTTCGTAGATCCTCCGATGTTATACCTTACATCCTTGGCGCCATAAAAAGGCGAAAGATATTCACATGTAAATAGGTTACTGCTTATAGGATTTGCTGTCTTACTCAAAGCAGGAATGTTTACCTGCAGTCTGCCCATCCTTAATGGATCAACATTATTCTTTACTATGGCTATGTATGGACCGGGCTCTCCGCCCATCCACGACTTGTCACCTCCTGGTGCCTTGCTTGTTGAAGAGTGTCCTTTTAAATAGTCCTTACCTGCCATTACGCCATCCTATCATCTTCCCTAATACTCCAAATGTTCTCATTTTCACGTGAGAGCTGGATTGGGTTCTTGACACTAGTTATAACATTGTTTTTCTTAACAATTTTTTCATTTAAGGTTTTTGTAACTGACTTATCTTGATTATTGAAACGTACCATGGTAAGATTCTGTGTGAATTTTCCATCAGTGAAGCTATGGGCCACCTGTACCACCTTGTACAGACCGGAAAACACCTGCCGTTGATCGTTCGATATTTCGTAAACACCTGTCATGTCATTGAAATCCTGCGGTGTCTTAAATGTCAAGTTGGTCACCGGCTCCGCCACATCATAATTGTAACAACGAAGTTTTGGATTCCAAATGTTGGTTTTTTCGCCTCCTCTGAAAAATTCTAGGTTATTATCAATTGAGCTACCATTTGAATTTACAGGTGTTGCTGGGATGAATTGGCTCTGCCCAAGCCATGCAGGGTCTCCTAAAATTTCCATGTTTATTACTACCATGTCTGCCTGTGGGTTTGTAATGGCATCAAAAAATGCATCTACTCTGTTATCGCCCTTTCCTGTTCTGCCATCTGTGCTAGATTTGTATAAAGACACTTCACTCTTGAGTGGCAAAAGTGTTAAATGATCCGGCATATTATCTGGTCGAGTCCTATTAGTAGGAGTACCTGTCTCTTCTGTAGTGGCATCATTACTAGTTTCAAACGTCCTGGCATCATTGGCTTCAAGATCTTTCAGCCTTGATTGATAGTATGCAACCTTATAGTTTATGTCTAGGTTTTGAATGTCAACATTATCACCTGTAAAGATGTAATTGTATGCTTTGGCCACGTAGGTTTGGTAATTTCTATCCTGGTGGATGCCGGCAGTTGCCAAATTGTATGCACTGATGTAGTATGGTTCCACCACAATTTTTATTATCTTCCGATTAGTTTGTCGAATCTCGTCAAAGTCGAGAGTAGGCTCAACACTAGTTCGTATTCTAAAATATTTAAAATATGTAGACAAGCCATCGTTAGGATCAAACTTATCAGATCCTTTTTTGGACACCGCCTCGCTCCATTTATCAAAACTTACGGCCCCGTACTTAGGATGGGTCTTCATTAAATTTTCTAAAAGCATAGGTATACCAACAGCGGACGAAAATTTTATGAATGTCATCTCAAATGCTTCTTCCCCGGGCGCCTGATTAACATTTGTCTGGGTCATGTCTGCCTGTTGCAGTAGTTCATATGCAAGTTGTTGTTCCGGGTCTAGATCTTCGCTGATGGAAATTTCATATTTGTCAGGATATTGGTTGAATTTGCTATCCTTCTCCTGCTCATTTTGATCGTTCAAAATGTTTTGTAGATCAACTACGGCATCTTTAAATGTTCGATTAGTGG